GATTTAGAAGAAACACAACCTACGCAACCTATGGAACAGAAAAAAGATGATGATGACAAACCTGATCCTGCAAAAGTAGCTGAACAAAATAGAGAAAGTGCTAAAATAACAGCCGATAGATTAGGCTTTGAAAGTGTAGACGATTATTTAGCACTATCCTTTAAAGATCGTATGAAACTTGTGGGAGAAGAGTTTCGTGTAATGGGTGGTGGAGAAATAAATCACGATAGAGTACAGGGTATACTTGATGGTAGTATCGAAAGCGGATTTGATGGCGGTATCTTGGGTGGTGTATTTGGTATGATAGGCAGTATCTTTGACAGAGATAATGATGGATCAATGTGGACTTCTACGGATAAAGACGGTAATGTGCGTAACATTTTTGGAACAATTATAGATACAATAGATGTAGCAGGTCTTGGCATACTAAAAGATGGTAGATGGACTGGCCCGAATGCACCTAAGAAAAAGAAAAATAAAGGTACAGGTACAAGTACAGGTAATGCGTTAACAGGCGAGTTGAAAACTCCTACTGCGTATGATCCTAAACCCGGCAAGAAAAGATACGAAAGAGATGATACGTATGGTGAAGCTACTAATCTTATGCGTAGAGGAGATTTAACAACAAGTGGAAGGACAAATCGTGGTACAACTAGTGCAGTAAGAAAAGCACAAAGTGATAAAACGCAAGCAGGATTAGCAGGCCCCGGATTTGCATCAGGTAAGTTTAGACAGAAAGAAGATGCCGATGATAGAAGACAAGCAAGACAAGCAAATCAAGCTAAAGAATCTTATGGCATGAGGTCAGGCCCTCAGACAGGAAAGAAGACTGTAGCAGGGTCTGCAAATCAAAATAAAAAAGCCCAACAAAATAAAGATAAAGAAAATCTTTCTAAAGCATATGGTGGTGGAGGAGATGGCAATATGGCATCAGGTAAATTTGGAAACAAAGGTATGTTAATAGCAAAGCCACCAACAAAAAAGAAACCAACAACACAGAGGAAAGCTTTAGTCGGTAAATACTAAAGAAGTAATCCTAATTAGCTACCCACATATGTGGCCCTTGAAAGGAGAAAAGATCAATGGAACAAGCAAATGTAGCAGGTGAAGTACAGAAGCCTGAAAAGAAAATGGCTTTTACTAATCGTAAATATACGAATGAGGAAAAGCGAAAGAAAGAAGAAGAGGAACTAGAGCAACTTCTTGAAGAACAAAAAGGTGAGACTAAGGAAGTTAAGAAAGAAGACGATTCTAACTTATCAGCCGAAGAGAAAACCTTTAAGAAAAGATATGGCGATTTGCGTAGGCATATGCAAAGTAAAGAGAATGAGTTTACTGATCAGGTAAAAGCTTTAAAAGGACAACTTGAAGAAGCTACTAAACAGGAGATTAAACTACCCAAGACGGATGAAGATATAGAAGCTTGGGCAAAGAAATACCCCGATGTGGCAGCGATAGTGGAAACTATAGCTATTAAGAAAGCTAAAGAGCAAGCTGATCATTTAGAGACACGTGTGCGTGAGATTGATGAGATGCAATTAAATGTACATAGGGAAAAAGCAGAAGCACAGTTATTAGCATTTCATCCTGATTTTAATGAGATAAAGGAAAGTGATGAGTTTCATCAATGGGCAGATGAACAACCTAAATGGATTCAAGATGCCCTCTATGAGAATGAAACAGACGCTAAATCAGCTGCAAGAGCTATAGATTTGTACAAAGTCGATCAAGGTATCGGTACAAAACAAAAGAATACATCAAAAGATGCCGCTAAAAGTGTGACAAGTAGACCAAGTAAGGCTACTCCTGACACTGACGCTTCATCTGCGATGTTTAAGGAATCAGATGTAAACGATATGTCGGCACAAGAGTACGAGAAAAATGCTGACGCTATTATGGAAGCAATCCGTAGTAATAAGTTTATATATGATATGTCAGGCAATGCGAGATAAAGCTTGACAAATAAGTAGTTATTAGTATAACTATAAATATAGATAGAGTGTTACCCGGAAACGACACTAACACTCTATAATCAGCAAACAACAAAATACTTATGGACTATCCATATCCGTTTTTGCCCATTTAATTATGCACCTTAAACGATTGGCCTCTTTAATAGTTAGATTGTAGTTTGTATCTGTTTTTGAAAGCGTAAAGGAGAATACATTATGGCGTTTCAAAAAGCTGCAGGTCATGGAAATCTACCCAATGGTAATTTTAGTCCTGTAATATATAGCAAACAGGTGCAACTTGCGTTTCGTAAGTCATCTATTGTTGAAGCGATCACGAACTCTGATTATTTTGGAGAGATCGCAAATATGGGCGATTCGGTGAAGATCATCAAAGAGCCTGAAATCACAGTTAAGGAGTATGCACGTGGTACGCAAATCACTCCTCAAGATCTAGACGATGAAGAGTTCTCTCTTACCATCGACAAAGCAAACTACTTTGCATTTAAAGTCGATGATATTGAAGAATCTCACAGTCACGTAAACTTTGGCTCACTTGCCAGTGATCGTGCTGCCTATCGACTAGGTGACCAATTTGACCAAGACGTATTAGGATATCTATGTGGCTACAAACAAGCAGCTATGCATGGTACTCCAAAAGACGTAAACACAACAACTAATGGTACAGTAGCCGTAACAGGTGCAGGAACTGATGAACTTCTAGGATCAATGAAACTAGAAGCTGATGACTTTAATGGTGGTGTAAATGGACAATCTGTTGGCTTAAAGCCAAGAGGTTCAGAAGCTGCACCAACAACTGCAGGACAGGCTAACCCATTAACTGTTATAGCAAGAATGGCTCGTAAACTTGACCAACAAAATGTGGACACACAAGGTAGGTGGATAGTTGTAGATCCAGTATTCTGTGAAATACTAAAGGATGAGGACTCAAGATTGTTTAACTCAGACTTTGGTGGTTCAGGACTACAGAATGGTCTAGTACTTAACAACCTACATGGTTTTAAAGTTTACATGTCAAACAATTTACCTTCTATAGGTACTGGTGCAGCCACAACTGGTGGTACAAATGCTAGTAACTATGGGATAATTGTTGCAGGACATTCTTCAGCAGTCGCAACAGCCGAGCAAATTAACAAGACCGAAACTTATCGTGATCCTGATTCATTTGCAGACATTGTTCGTGGCATGCATCTGTACGGCCGCAAGATTCTCAGACCTGAGAGCCTTGTGAACTGTAAATACAACTTAATATAGGGGGTTTATCATGGCAACAGTTACAAGTCTTTTAAAACCTGCTCATGGAAGTGGTGGTGGTGGCAGACAGCCATATTACCTTGATATGACTATTGATCTTACGGCACAAGCAATCTCCAGTACTGGAGGTGACGTTGTTCAATGCCTTACCATTCCTGCTAATACACGTGTATTACATGCAGGTGTTCAAGTTGTAGAATCAGCAACTATGAATACAGGTACAAATGCTACAGTAACATTGGGTGCAGCTGATGCTGACGAATTTGTAGCGGCATTTGATATCGATGGGGCTGCGGATGGTGCTTATGCTCCTTCTGCTACTCCTGCAGCCGATGTAACACTCGCTACTGCAGATACTTTGGATCTTACCTTTGCAGGTGATGGTGCAACGTATAGTGCAGGTAAGCTACGTGTTTACGCTGTAATGTTAGATGTTAGCGACATGGGTGACATGACAGCTAATATTGTAACAAGAGACATATTAGCCTAATCAGCTAATTGCTTATGGTAAGGGGGCAGGGAAACTTGCCCTCTTAACCTGTATAAAAGGGAAACAAACTAATGGGTATAACAACAGCACTATGTAATAGTTTTAAAAAGGAACTGTTACAAGGCATACACACATTTGGAACTGATACATTTAAACTGGCTTTAATTAAGTCGGGTGAATCAGGAACATACAATGCTACAACAGCTAATTACTCAGATGTTACTGGTAATAGCGATGAAATAGGAGCAACAGGATCTGGAAATAATGCGTATTCTTCTGGTGGACATACACTAACAAGTGTTACTGTTACTGGTGGAACAAGTGCAAGTACTGCTTACGTAGATTTTGCAGATATAACATTTACGAATGCTACAATAGACGCTAGTGGTGCTATTATTTACAATGCTTCTGAATCTAACAAGGCAGTCTGTGTAATAGATTTTGCCACAACACAATCATCGGATAACGGTAATTTTTCCGTATCATTTCCTGCCGCAGGTACAAGTACAGCAATTATCAGGGTAGCTTAGTATGGCACTAGTAGTGAAGGATAGGGTTAAAGAAACCACTACAACTACTGGTCAAGGTACAATTACTCTTGCAGGTGCGGTAGGAGGTTTTCGTTCTTTTGCCGATATAGGTAATGCGAATACTACATACTATGCCATCTTTGACAAAGCGAATAATACATTTGAAGTAGGAGTAGGAACGTATACTGCTAGCGATAGTAATTTTAGTAACAATCCTACGTTGGCAAGAACAACTGTACTCCAAACTTCCGCAGGTAATACAACTAAAATAAATTTTGCTTCAGGTTCAAAGGATGTCTTTGTAACTCAACCTGCAGGTAAAGCTGTATATCTAAATGCAGCAGGTGAATCAGAAATAACAGACGCTAGTGCGACAGCATTAGCTATTGCGTTAGGATAGGCTATGGCAAATACATTTAAAGTAAAAACAAACGCAGCTATGCCCTCTTCTTCAGGAACTCCCCTCACACTTTATACATGTCCAAGTAGTACAACAGCTATTATTTTGGGTCTAGTACTTTGTAATGTCCATACCTCACAGGTTACGGCAGACGTTCAGCTTGTGAGTGACACAAGTGATACAGAGACTAACGAAACGGTAAAGTTGATAACGGATATACCTATTCCTGTAGGAAGTTCGCTAGAACTATTATCTGGAAATAAAGTTGTGTTACAAGCAACAGATGTTTTAAAAATAGATTGTTCTGTAGCTGCTAAAATAGATGCAACACTAAGTATTATGGAGATTACTTAATGCCTTATCTTGGTTTAAGTGCCAGAAATGACATAAGGATTACTACGATTGGTAGTGCCAATGTGGATGGATCTCTTGTTGTCAATGAGAGTAGTGCTGATAAAGACTTTAGAGTAGAGTCTGATGGCAATACCCACATGCTCTTTGTCAATGGTGGAAATAACTGCGTTGGTATTGGCAATGCAAGCCCTACCTCACCTTTACATGTAACTGGTACTGTTACGGCAACAGGTTTCAGTGGGAAAATTCACCCTACTAGTGGAACAACCACTCACTATCTTAGCTTAGATAGTACCAACGAGCTTAACTTTAAAAACGCTAGCAATGCAAGCCAAACTTTGCATATAAACTACGATGGTGGAAATGTAGATTTAGGAGCAAGTGCCGTAGTGGTCACGCATGGTGGAGCTACTACTTTTGGTGGAGCAATTACAGCCAACGCAGGAGTAGTTGTTGATAATATAACGATTGATGGAAACGACATATCAACAACTAACACCAATGGTAATCTGACCATAACGCCAAATGGCACTGGTGATTTACAGGTAAATTCTGATAGAATAAAAGTAAGAGCCACTGAAGGTGAATCTGCAGCTATAATGTTAGCGGCTGATGAGCAAGATGATGGTGGAGATTCTTGGAACATAATAGCAAA